CAAACTGAAAATGAAATTATGGAAAAACATAGATACTATAAAGTATGGGATTGTGGGTCAGCCAGATATGAATTAGATTTTTAAATAATAAACACATTATTATCTTTATTTTTTATTTTTAATATGTATTACCGAATAATACTTTATTTATTATAAACAACATAATAACATGAATATACCCATTTATGACGGAAACCCCATATGGAATAACAATGCTGTTCCCTTTGGGTTTTATAACTCTCAAACTGATTTTATAGCTGATTCTGTTAAAGTAGCTAAATTTTGTGCTATAAGATTAGGGTATCCTTTAGTAGACGTTGAACTCCAGTCAGGTTCCTTTTTTACTGCTTTTGAAGAGGCAGTAACCATGTATGGCAATGAATTATACTCGTATACTATACGGGATAATCAATTATCTCTAGAGGGTACCACCACTGGTAGTAGTTTGAACCAAGTGCTCATTACACCAAGTTTTGAGCCCATAATAAGATTAACAGAACAGTATGGAGCTGAAGCCGGATCTGGGGGTAATGTTCCTTACTACTCTGGCTCATTTGATTTAACATCAAGCATTCAGGATTATTCCTTTTCTACTTTTATGACCTCTAGTGGTCTTGTAGGTCCAGAATACAATTTAGGGATAGAAATTAAGAGAGTTTTTTATAAAAATAAAAGACCAGCTTCTGCTACCTATCTTGACCCCTATGATGGATTTGGTTTTGGGGGTGCTATTGCCGCTGGTATTGTAGGATTAGGAGGGTTTGGAGCGGGTTACGGATATTTAATGGCCCCCTTAAATTTCGATCTACAAGTCATTCAGCAAATTGAAATGAATGAGATGGTTAGGATGAATAATTATAGCTTTGAAATTAGAAATGATAAGTTAAGAATATTCCCCATTCCTTCTCCAACTGATGGGGGAGGAAGTGCTGGAAGTATTTGGTTTGAATATATTTTAAGAAATGAAAGAGTAAATGGCTCTTTACAACAAGCACCTACACAAGTAACTAACGTGTCTAACGCGCCATATAACAACCCAAATTATAACTTCATCAACTCCGTTGGTAGACAGTGGATATTTGAGTATACATTGGCTTTAAGTAAAGAAATGCTGGGGTATGTACGGGGTAAATATAGCACAATCCCTATCCCAAATTCCGATGTTACTCTGAATCAAAGTGATTTATTATCTGCCGCTACTGCTGAAAAAACATCACTGGTACAAAGATTGAGAGACTATTTTGATGAAACTTCTAGACAATCTTTATTAAATAGAAGAGCACTAGAGGTAGATTCTAAAATGAAAGAATTACAACAAGTCCCTTACACTATATATATTGCTTAAGCATATATCAAAACATTTAAAATAAAATAATTATGGCTCTTTTCACTGGACAAAGAGATGTTTCTCTTGTAAGAAAGTTTAATAGAGAACTAATGGGTAATATAATTACTCAACAGTCCTCATTTTATCAATACATGAATGCTGAAACTAAAGTAAACTTATATGGTGAAGCATCAGACGAAAAATATTATAATGGTCCTTTTTTATTTAATTGTTTAATTAGTCGAGAGGGCCAACAATATACCCCTAATGAAATGGGGGTTGTAGATTATGCTAGGGATATTCAATTTTACTTTTTAAGAGATGATTTAGTGGATGCGGGTGTAATACCTCAAATAGGGGATATTATTTTGTATGAAGAGGGTTATTATGGGGTACAAGGAGTTAGTAATAATCAATATTGGGGAGGTAAAAACCCACAATATCCAAATAATGGCTCAGACGGTCAAGTAAATCCTTTAAACCCTGGTTTAGAAGGATTTGGCAGTAATATATCAATACTATGTAACACATATTATATCCCTAGCGATAAAGTAGCAATTTCACCTTATAGTGAAAGATTCTAACTATAAAAAGGATGATAAGTGGATATAAAAAAACAATATAAATAAATGTCACCAAGAAAACCAATACCTAAAACTCAGTCTTCAATTAGTACTTCTAAACAAAAACCTCTAAAGGAGATTGAAGGTAGAAGTACTGCCCCTTCCTCAGATTCTCTAAATACCAACTCTAATATACAGGAAACAGGGATAGATTTTGATAGATCGGGCCAAATGAGCTATAAAGGAGATACTACAAAACAATTTTCAGTTGGTATCCAGGATATAGACGAAGCTGTTTTTTATTATTTTAAAAATGTAATTAAACCCTTTATATATCAAAATGGAACCCGAAGAGAAGTACCTATAACTTATGGTTCTTCTGAAAGATGGGTCCAATTTCAAAAAACAGGGACTTATAGAGATAAAAATGGAGCTGTAATGTTGCCTAGTCTTATAATTAAACGTAATAGTTTAACTAAAGATAGATCAATATCAAATAAATTAGATGCTAATATGCCTAATCTATATGGTACCTACTCCCGACAATTTAGTCCAAAAAATTTTTATAGTAATTTTTCTACTTTAAATAATAGAAAACCTGTAGAAACTTTCCAAGTAGTAGCACAACCCGATTATGTTACATTAGAGTATAGCTGTTTAATACAAACATACTATATGGAACAGTTAAATAAAATAATAGAGGCTTGTGAATATTCATCTGATGCCTATTGGGGTAACCCAGAAAGATTTCAATTTAGAGCATTTATAGATAGTTTTTCTACTGCTACTGAAATATCACAGGGTAGTGATAGATTAGTTAAAGGTACCTTTAATATAAGATTAAGGGGATACATTATACCGGATACAATACAAAAAGATCTAAATTCAATAAAGAAATTTAATTCTAAAGCAAAAGTTACTATTACATCTGAGATAGTATCAAACATAAATGATATTGATAAAATTTCAAATCCTACTAGTGATAATAGAAAAAGAATTTAGATTTTAAGAAATATAATTCATATGTATAATAAATAAATATATAAAACCATGCAACAACTAAAGTTATCCGAAAGTGAAATGTTATCCTTAAAAGAACACCAAAAATCAGTAAATACTTTGATTTGGGATCTAGGTGAATTAGAGTTAAGATTAATGGATTTACAAAATCTTAAAGACTCCAAAAAAGAAATCTTGAAAAAAATTAATGAGAGTCAAGAGAAAACAGCTAAAGAATTACAAGCCAAATATGGTGAAGGAAATATTAATGTAGAAACGGGGGAATTTATACCATCAGAATAAATTTTTGAAACCTCCTCCAATATTTATCATAAAAACAAATATTTAAATATAAATAAAACAATGGCAGAAACCTTATTATCTCCCGGTGTATTAGCAAGAGAAAACGACCAATCCTTTATTGGATCTGCACCTTTAATTTTTGGTGCCGCCATTATAGGCCCAGCAGTTAAGGGACCAGTAGGCATACCAACTCCTGTTAGCTCTTTTTCTCAATACGAAGCTATTTTTGGAGGAGCAGTAGAAAGTGGTTCTCAATTCTACACATATCTAAACTCAGTATCGGCTCAAAATTATTTCTCACAAGGAGGAGAATCTTTACTAGTAACTAGAGTAGTTTCAGGATCTTTTTCATCAGCTGTTACCTCAGGTAGTGCAGCAGGAGCAAATAATTCAGGAATAGTTAGTCGAGATTTTAGCACCAACGCTAAAACTTCTTTCCAACTAGAAACAATCTCCGAAGGAATTATTATGAATAACTGGTCATCTTCAGATGCCGCTGATGGTACATTAAAAAATGGTACTTCAGATAATTTAAGATGGGAGATAAATTCAGTAAACACATCTTCAGGTCAATTCTCATTATTAATCCGAAGAGGAAACGATACTACTAATCAAAAAGCTATTTTAGAAACTTATAGTAACCTATCGTTAGATCCTACTGCTGCTAATTACATATCTAAAGTTATAGGTAATACTTTTCGCACAGTTGAGTTAGATGGTACTGATTACTTTGTTAAAACTAATGGAGAATATGTAAATAGAAGCGCATATGTAAGAATATCAGAAGTAAATCTTCCAACACCTAACTATCTAAACAATGATGGTAGTGCTAAAATTCAATACACAGGAAGCTTACCAGCTATAGGTTCAGGTTCATTTGCTTCCGCTACGGGTAATAACATAAGTATAGCCCAATGTAAATTTAACGAGAATATTGATATAAATAATATTCAAGGTCTTAAAGCTAGTGATTATACTTCTTCAATCCAATTGTTAAGTAATAAAGATGATTATAACTTTAACGTAGTATCAGCTCCAGGGTTAATTCATTCATTACACCCA